TATATCCCTATGCCAAAGACCTATTCTATAGACCAGATGGAATATTGGTTATGACAATAGAGATGTTCAATGAGACAGATACACAAGAGTTCAGCTTCTCCTTCAAAGCAAGTCCTCAAATGAGGCGATTCCTTGACCGAACAATAGGAGATGAGGCGGAATGACTCAAAAGTCCAATAGTAGAGTAGTAATAGATACTAATAAACATGGGATAAGAAGAGAAACTAACCTTGATAAAGTAGCTTCCAGATCAGTAAAGAAAAAGAAATGGGAGCAAGATCCCAAATGGAAGAAGAAGTTATCCACAAGCAATAAAGACTTATCCACAGAGATTTAGATATATTAGTATTACGATTCAGGAACGCCTCCGTAAATGGCGATATATATATAAAAATAGGAGTTTAACATGGGATATCCAGTATTCACAGAAGAACAAGTAAGCGAATTTATAGAAATGGCCAATGAAATGGGAATTGGTCCAGCTATGAGAACATTAGGATATCCTAAGAGTTATCATACAGCTAAGAGATTCTATGCACAGAGAAATATAGATATGCCAACAGCTAACTCTTTGGCGGTAATGGCTAAGGATTTGGCTATATTCTACAATGATAAAGAGAAAGTATTGGCGGCACAGGCAGTATTAGATAGATCTATAGAGAAGCTATATGAAGAAGATCTACTTGCAGAAGATATTAATAAGTTATCTACAGCTATACATAAGGCTATACAGACAATCAATCTAATTGAAGGTAAGTCTACTAATATCAATGAAAATAGATCAAAGGATGGCTCAGACTTAGCAATCGTAGATATGCTTAATGAAGCCAAGATGAGATCAGAGTCTATTAAGCAATCATTAAAGGTTATTAATTGATAAGTAGATATGTCGACAATTGCATGCAGACCACCCGAAATGTACTTAAATTTAAAAATATAAATTTTGCCACTGAGAATAAATTTGGACAGTAAAAATGTATGATATAACAAAATACATGGAAGACATTAATCCAGAATTGATGGCATATTCAGAAGGTAGGCGGGAACTTACTAAATATGATCCAATGCTCTTTGCGCTTACTTATTTGCCACATCACTTAAAGAATATGGAAGATGAACTCACTCTTTCGGAATTTCACTGGGATTTGGCTGAATATGGAAAGACTTGGATCAATAAGCCAACTTCTCCTAAGCAAAATAGAGATGCATTTATTGCTCCTAGAGAATGTGGCAAGTCAACCTGGATCTTTTTGATTCTACCTATGTGGGCCGCCGCCCATGGTCACATTAAATTTGTGGCTGCTTTTTCAGATGCTGCTTCTCAAGCTGAGACGCACTTACTTACTTTTAAAAATGAATTGGAAACTAATGAATATCTCAAAGCAGATTACCCAGAACTATGCACACCTAAGATTGTCGGTTCAACTGGGCGTTCCCTTGCAGCAAACGCTTGGCGTATTATTCAATCAAATGATTTTATCTTCGACGCTAATGGTATTGATACTAACTCACTGGGTAAAAAGGTATTTGGCCAACGCCCTGACCTCATTATTCTTGATGATATCGAAAAAGGTGAAAAGAACTACTCCGAATACCAAGCAGGACAGCAGCGTAGAACAGTATTTGACGACATTGCCCCAATGAATATATATGCCCGCATGATTATTGTGGGTACTACAACCATGCCAAACTCTATGATGGATGAGTTTAGAAAGCATTCTGAGGGCCAGCGTGATAAGGCACTGGAGTGGATTACAGACCAGAATGTGGCCGTACACTACTATCCAGCCATTATGACAGCTGAAGATGGCTCAGAACGCTCTGTATGGCCTGAGAAGTGGCCTCTAGACTGGTTGAACAGCCAAAGACACCTCAGAGACTTCGCAAAGAACTATATGAACAAACCTGTGAACCTTGATGGTAATTTCTGGACATATGAAGATGTAATTATTGAAAATCAAGAGGACTACGGCAATACGATCATATCTATTGACCCTGCAGTTACAAAGAATAAAGTTTCTGACTATACAGGTATTGCTGTATTGAGCAGAGGTGAAGATGGAAACATTTATGTAAGAGATGCATTTCAACTTAAAGTATCTCCATCTGAACTAGCAGACAGAGTTTCAGCCTTGGTTGAAACATACAATCCTGGTATTATATACGTAGAAACAAACCAGGGAGGCGATTTGTGGCAAGATGTGTTTAAACATATACCAGTTCGCTACAAATCAATTCGACAATCCGTATCAAAGCAAATCCGTGCAGGAAAAGCTTTGAACTTCTATCAGCAAGGCAAAGTTAGACATACACAACACTTCCCAGCTCTAGAAGAACAAATGTGGTCATTCCCAAAGGTAAGCCACGATGACGTACTGGACGCAGTAGTGTCAGGAATTCTATACTTCTTGGATAACAGTACTCCAAAAGTATTTGTAAAGCAATTAAATTACTTAAGGAGATAAAATGTCAGATATTAAATTAGCTTTAGACCAGATAATTAACAAAAGAGATCGATATATGGTCGCTGAAGCGTATTACGAAGGCGCAAATGATGAAGTATTTACTCATCAACGCTGGTACAGATTATTTAGAAACGAACAGTCAAGATTTTCGGGAGTTACTCCGTTTAGATTCAATTTTAGCAAGACTGTAGTAGATGCAGTACACAATCGTCTAGAAATTGAGCAAGTTGAGACAACTAGCCCAGCAGGAGACGCATATATTAATAAAATCTGGGAACAGACAGATTTGAAGCTTGATATTAACGAAATTCATAGAAATGCACTTGTTTATGGCGATTGCTATGCAATTGTATGGCCAGATATGGACGGGAATCTAGCAATAGATTACAACTCACCAATGACTACTACTCTTGTATATGATCAGGAGAACCCTCGTGTTAAGTCATTTGCAACAAAGATGTGGCAGATTACAGATGCCGCTGACCGCAAAGTTATCAAGATCAATATGTATTACACAGATAGAATTGAAAAGTATGAGGGTCTAGGTGAACTTGATTCTCTAAATGGGCTGCCAAATCTTACTTTGGTTGAAACTGTGGTTAATCCTTGGAATGAAATTCCAGTTTTCCATTTCAGAACAAATAAGCCATACGGAAGACCAGAGCATGCTGATGCATTTGGCCCACAGGATGCTATCAACAAGCTGATATCAACTCACATGATGACAGTAGACTATCAGGGTGCTCCACAGCGTTATGCATTATCAAATGGTGGAAGCTCATCTGAAATAGATGACTTCTCAGAAGATGATACAGCTAGAGAAAACATTGGAGCATTGCAAAATGGTCCAGGACAACTCTGGTACTTGCAAGGAGTTCAATCTGTTGGACAATTCCCAGCAGCAGACCCATCAACATTTACAAACCCAGTTAATGAGTTTGTTTCAGACATGGCTGCAATTACATCAACTCCAGTTCATTACTTCTCAAGCACAACATACCTTCCATCAGGACAAGCTTTGCGTGTAGCTGAAGCACCATTATTCAAGAAGGTTCTTAACCGCCAGCTTGCTCTTGGTTCAACATGGAGAGATCTATTTAAGTTTATGCTTAAGATCGAAGGCATTGTTGCTGATGTAGATATTGATTGGAAGTCTCCAGAATCAATCGATTCTCTAGACCAATGGGATATCGCAGTTCGCAAGAAGTCAGTAGGAGTTCCTTTGGAGCAGATCCTTCTTGAGCTTGGATATGACCCAGAAATTGCAAAGATTATTGCTGATGAAGCAATGGCAAATACAACAGACAATGCAAACTCAACAGAGGTTGCTTTGCGTGGAACTGGATTAAATACAAACAACTTGGCACTACAACAGGTAGCCGCTGAGCAAAACAATACAGGAGAATAAAATGGAAGAACAGAATCAAGTAGAAGGTACATCTGACGAGATTCGTGATCCTAAAGCCGTCTTAGATGCTTTAGATAAAGCGAAGGCGGAGGCAAAGAAGTTTAGATTGGAAAAGGAAGCCTTGGAGGCACAGGTAAATGAATCAGTCTCCAAGATTTCCCAATTCCAGTCAAAGTTAGTGATGGAGCATGTTAATAAACATCTTGCATCATTAGGTATTGCCCATGGAGATAAACTAAATAAGTATATTAAGATGGATGCATTATCTTTAACTGAAGATTTTGAGGTTGCAGGTCTTGATGAGCAAATCAGCACATTAAAGACAGACTTCCCAGAATTATTCGATCCAAAATTCATTGTAGCTGGTAAAGCTGACTCAGGAGTAGCTGCTTCATTAGAAGTTCCTCAATCTGCATCAGATTTGCAAGCAAAAATGGTTTTAAAGAAATAATAAGTACGGTATAATTGTCTTATGCAGCTCCAAATGGACATTTGGGTTGCGATTAATATATTCGGACGATTATATGTTCAAAAACCCAAATTAACTAATTAAAAGGAGATTAACATGGCCGCAGGTCGCACAGATCTCACAGAAGGTAATGGCTATATTCCAGAGGAAAAAGGCTCAGTTGCTATTCAAGCAACAACAGCTAACTCTGTAGTAGAAGCATTTGCTCGTCGTGAGAATATGTCATCTCGTACAAAGGGCGTTCCACGCTTCGTATCAGATGCACCAACAATCGTAGCAGAAGGCGTAGATATTCCTAATTCAGATACAACTCTGGATGAGGTAGTTCTTACAGCTAAGAAGTACGCACAGATTTTCAACATTTCAGAGGAAGATGTTAACGATTCACTCGTTGACACACTCAACACATACAAGAGAGAATGGGCTTCACAGTGGGCTCGTAAGTATGACAATGCATGCCTTGGTGTAACAGCTGTAGGCGACGGAGATGACGGACAGCCGTTCAACTCTGTTTACTATTCAGTTTCACAGTACAACTCAGGTGCAAACATCATTTCAACTGCAGGAGATCTAGAGTTCGCAGATATTTCTAACGCTCTAGGCAAGGCAGAAGAGTCAAAGTACTTCGATGCAGCTAACACAGTTGTTATCGTTCACCCAAAGATGCTTAACCTCATTCGTCAGATGGAAACAACAGGTGGAAACCTTGTTCTTCCAGATCCACTAGGTGCTCGTCCAGGATCATTATTCGGATACCCACTAGTAATCTCATACGGTGCAGCAACTTCAGCTGCAGCTACATCAGCTCCAACAGGAGACCCATTGCTTATCGTTGGTAACCGCCAAATGATGATCAACGGTGTTCGTAGCACAGTAGAATCTGCAATCTCTCGTGATGCAGACTTTTCAAAGGATGGCGTCTTGCTAAAGACTCGTGTTCGTCGTGGATTCGCAGTAGCGGCTCCTGAAGCGTTCGCAATCGTTCGCAAGACTTCAGCGTAAGGGGGAAATGACTAATGGCTTCTAAACTATACGGTAACTTCCTACTTAAGGCACTCAACAAGGAAGTAGATTTCGACTCTGACACAATCAAGGTTGCTCTACTTACTTCATCCTACACACCTAACCAAGATACACATGATTACTTCAACGATGTTTCTACATACGAAGTAACAGGTACAGGTTACACAGCTGGTGGAATCACACTAGCATCTAAGACAGCAACATACGATTCAGGCACAAACGTAATCGTTCTTGACGCTGCAGATGTTACATGGTCTTCATCAACTATCACAGCTCGTTATGCAGTTGTATATGATTCAACAGGCACATCAAGCACATCAGCTCTCATTGGATACGTAGACTTCGGTTCAGACCAGTCTTCAACCAATGGTAACTTCACAATCACATGGGATTCGACTGGTATTGTTCGAATCACTGTAGCGTAAGGTAATTACGCATGGATGCAAAGGTAGAGGTTGGCGCACTAATCGCAAGTTGCGAACTAGTCGTAGTCCAAATTACTGTAGAGTCTCTTTCTGGTGATCTTACTCCAGTAGTCTCCAACCTCTCCTTTGCTCCAATCATTTCTATAGGCGGACACAGCATTTCAACAATCAACCCAGAATCATTCAGAATTGGAGTACGGGCTGCGGCATAACGCCAGCAGCCTATTTTTATGTCATTATATACAGTAGCCCAAGCAGACGGAAACTTTACACTTGCAACAAACTTAGACTCATCTTCAACTGAAAAAGCAAATTATTCTGGACTTTCTGTTTCTTCTAGTCAATTTGGCACTGTTACACAAAATCCAAACTCTCTTACTGGTAATGCATCTTATGACTTTGGATCAGATGGCCGTGTATTACATCAATGGGGTGCATCATATGGTATTAATAATTTTGAACATGAAATAGTATTTAGAAGAAGTTCAGCTCCAGCTTCTGATGTATATTTGTTATCATCTTTACAAACAACTTCAATACAAATTACATCAAATGGTTATATCAGAGCAACATTTAATACAGTAAGTTATGGTGGAAACTCTATAACTGGATCAGTCAATCTTTGTGATGGTAAATTTCATCATATAGTAGTTTCTTATCATAATGGAACAGCTGGCTTTAGATTATATGTAGATGGCGTTCTTATCGGAACTAAAAGCACACTTGGTAATTTAAATTATAGTGGATTTGTTAACCTTGGTTCATATACTAATTCAAGCGGTGCATCTCCATCTGCCTATTCAGAAGCAACAATTGACTTTTATGCATTTTACAATGGAAGCGCAAGAACTACTGCTCAGGTAGATACATTTGTAGCAAATCATATGTTGGAGTTTGCAGATAGAACTACAACAGCTGAAGTATCTACAGCATCAGCCCTTGCAGTAGATCCAGCAATATCAACTGAAATAGTAATTATTGAAACACCTGCAACAGCTACTGCAGATATTGGAGACATTCAGGTATCCAACTTTGATACTCCAGTTATGCTTGATGACTATTTAGCAACCAGATCACTAGAACAATGGTATAAGTTTGATGAAGTAAAGAAGATTCATAACTACGGAAGCGGCGGAGATGCTGAAACAGCATGGGCATTTTATAATGAAACAACAACTGGGCCACAACTTGGTATTCAAGGATCTGGTGGCTTAAAGCTTAAAGGCAATAGAGGTGCACCAAACAATATTGTACAGCTAGCATTTGGAACAAATGAACCTTACTCACCAGAAATTACAGACAATGAATTTTCTATTGGATTCTGGTTTAAAGCAGAATCTGGATTTGGTGCAAAAGATACTAACTTTATAACCTATCAAGAATTATTTACTGACAATAACTACCAAATAGGTGCTACACCTGATGGATACATTAGGTTCCTTATGAACCATAATGGTACAACTTATACAGCTAGTAGCGTATCAAATAATCAGACAAATTGGTGCGACAACAATTGGCACTTTGTTCATGCAAGGAGATCTGCTTCAGGAAATACAATTAAGATTAGTATTGATAATGGAACAGAAATCAGTACTGCAACACCTGGTAACAATAATAGTCCAGCTGTAGGTACTGCTGTATTTGGATTAACTGGTCAAACTGGTGCTAATACTAAGTATGCCTATGTATCTCATATGTTTGTAACTGGATACAACACAATTACATCTACAGAAAGAGCTGCAATTATGGCAGCTGCGGCTGTTCCAATTCAAGCTGCTGCTGGAATGGTTCAACCTCGCGTTAGATTTGAAAGTGCATTTAATGATCTAACTAATTCATACGCACCAAGCCTTGAGTATCGACTAGATGATACAACTGGAACTCCTACTAACTTTGGTTCTATCCGTGCATTTTCTGCTGGCATAAATGGAGAAGCCATAACATTTGGAAATGCTTCTTTAAACGGCAAAGCTTATAGATTTACAAATGCAGATACATATTTACAAGGTGATTGGGATGGAGTAGATGGATTATACTCAGCAGATAATCGTCAAACAGCATCTGTAGTCTTTAAAGCAAATGGCTACACATCATTTGAACAAATATTATTTTCTGCTGGTATGTATGGATTTATTGGAGCTGGTATTACAATCGCAATGTCTGGTTCCACTGGACATTTAACAGCTAGAATAAATCAAGGATTTGGCCCAACAGATACTGATTCCCTTACTACAACTATAAATGTTGGTGACAATAAATGGCACCATGCAGTTGGTGTAAAAGATGGAAGTTCATTTAAACTCTATCTTGATGGAAAAGAAGTAGCAACTATGTCTACTGCTGCAGTAAATTTAACTGACTTCGGAGCATGGGGTGTCTCTGCAGAAACCAAATACAATTCTACTGGAACAGCATCTAAAGATACATACATTGATGAATTTGCATTAATCCCAGGTGCATTGGGTGCAAATGATGTATTTGATCTTTACCAAGCAATACAGAATCAAACAGAATGGACAGTATCTGCTTTAGCAGTTGATCCAACAATAGCAGCAGGATTTGGTCCAACAATTGCAGAACCAGCAATGATTGTATCTGCAGAATTTGCAAACGTATTTCCATTTATTCCGCCAATGTTAGTGGATGCATTATTCTTAAATCCTAACTATGAGGCAACAAAGAACACAGAAAATCTTGCTGATCCTATGACCGCAGATGCCCAAGGCGAAAATCCAGGATGGGATATTGGAGAAAATAACCAGGTCCTACATATGGATGCATCAGCAATGATGCCAGAAGCAGAAGTATTTGTACCAGGCAACTTTAATTCAAACCCAGGTATTGCTACTGCAGAGATGGTTGATCCAGCAATATCATCTACCCTGGGCGCTTTAATTGTTGCACAATCAATTCCAGTCCAAGCAATATTTGTAAGCCCACCTGCTTACAAATTAATTACAGACGATATCTGGTATCAGAAGCTATACCTACAGCACTCTGTAGTTAATGGCGAAAGATGGAAGACTGATAACTTAGCTGGCAGTGCTGGAACATCTTCAGCCTCAGCATTCTTAAAGCTATTTGATGATGTTACACAAAGTATTGGCGGGGCAAATACAAATAAGATTATTAATAACTTGCCTCGTAGCATTGTTACAGATACACCAACAGATACAAGCACTGATACTCAATATGCAGTTGCAACAAATGCATTTCAAACAGCTACCCCAACACCTGTTCTTGAGGTTGGAACATTTGATGATTACGAAAGAAAAGCAGTTAGATTTAGAAACATACAATTCTCAATTCCTGAAAACAATTACGTTTCAAATAACGGATACAGCCTTGAGTTTACATTTAAATCGACAAAAGCCAATCAGGTTATGGCTCAGGGATTCCAGCAAAGCTTTATTGGATACCAAAGCGCAACATCTTCAATTGGTTTAATTGATGGTAAGTTGTATGCAACTCGTGCTACACAGGGAATCGGCGAAGCTAGAATATTTGCTCACCCAGATAACACAAGTATTGCTAAATACTCATTTGTTACAGCTTATGGGAATAAGAGAATAGATGATGGAGCATGGCACCACATTATTATCCAGTACGGATTTGATGGTCGTGTACAGTTCTGGATTGATGGTCAGCTAGACATTCAGTTCTTTGCAGATAGCAATTTTGCATCAGGAGCTGGAATTCGTCCATACATTATTGGATCAAACCACTCAAATACAAGATGGCAGTCAGACTTTGAAACATCTGCTTGGTCATACGATGCAGCATTCTTTGTTGAGTCAGATGAAGTAACAGATCATTACACAGCATCTATTAAATATGAACCAGTTCATGCTGAGCCAGCTACTGCAACAGCAGAAATTGCACAAGAATCAAAGGCTGCAGGAAATAGAGGAAGAGCATTAATGCTTTACTTCTGGCCTACATCATCTCCGCAAACTGGAACACCGTTTGGTACTGGTCCATACACAAGTGATGAATCTCCAGATACTCTTACAACTCTTGATTACTTTACAGCACCTCCACAAGAATTTGAAGGCTGGGATGTATTTCCAGTAGATATTACTGGTAAGTGGGTTTCTGATCTTGTTAAGGTTGAAGCTTATGGTGGAGTTGAAAATATTGGAAAAACTAACTTTATACAATTTGTAAGTCAGTCTCAAAATACAACAAATGCTCCATACGCTTTAGTTAATAAGCGTCGCACATTTAGAGATCCTTTGACAGATGCTCCAAGATATATTGATTTAATTAATGATATTGATTTATCTAAATTTGACATGATTATGTTCAAGAACTATCCAAACGATCCTAACGAAAAGGATGCATTTACTGGAGCTGAAGTTGTTGACGCATACTTTAATTTAAGAGAATCAAAGATATTTGAAGACTTTGTAAAGAGTCTTCGTGCAGCTGTAGATACTGGTATATCTTTAATGGTTGCAAATGCTCAGCTTGCTCTTGATCTTAAGATTGTAGATCGTGTTGAGACAGTTCCAGACATGGATGACAATGTAGGTCAAGGTAATTACAGCGATCCTTATTCACCAACACAGATGTTTGGCATTGAAGGTGCTGCTGATCTTCCAGTCCCACCAGAATACGATGAACCTCTTGGATGGGAAGATACATGGAAGAACAATAGAACTAGAATTGTTAATACTCATCCAGATATCACTGATTATCCAGCATTAGTTAAAACTCAAGCAGCATATTGGGTATCTACAGATGAGTACCGTTGGGGCGGGGCAGATAGACAATTTGCAAAATATGAACACAAAGATGCTTTAGCTGTTGGAGATGAGTTTCTTATTTCAACAACTGGTGCACGAGCTAATAATAATAGATCTGGATATCTTGCTACACCATTTGAAAATGTAAAAGCTGGAAAGATTATTACAGCCTTTGCTAATACTGTTCGTAGAGGATTGGATTTAATTGAAAATCCTTATAGAAATTATGCTCAGTCTATTATTATTGAGCCAGGTGATGTTCTTGATGGAACACAAGTTGGCGGAAAGATATATGTAAACTTTACTGAAGAAATAAACAAATGTTTAGAAAGTGGTGTAGTTGAATTTACAAGTGTTTACTGGGTAAATTACGCTTATGAAAATGGAATCATTACTTTAGAAACAAGAGATGAACTGCTTGCTCAAGATTTTGTTGAAGCAGAAACTCCATATTGGTCATTAAACGGTATGCATCTTTTGCAACAAAGAAGCGGTGATTTTGAATTAGACACTAACTTTAATAAAGCTGGCGTACAAAAAGAAACAGTTAAGGTAAGAAAAATAAATAAGAATGGCGGATTATCATTTAGATCTGTACCTCAAGGCAGTGTGTTCTTTGCTAGTACATATTCATGGCAATACCCAACAGTATCATTTGAAGTGCCATCAATGCCTACAAGAGGATTCCGTTGGTTATCTAATAGAGAATTTCTTGAGGGAACTGTTGTTAGACCACAGGCTTTTGCAGCAACAGCAGAAATGCCAAATGCTACAGAAATAGTAGATAAGTTTAATGACTTTGCAGCTCAATCTATGGTTGCAACTGCAACATTACCTGAGACAAACTTTACTAGTGGAATAACAAAGATACTTGTACTACCTATGGAAGCAAATGCTACAATTGTGAAGCCAGGCTCAACAATTGCAGCACCAACAATGGTAGCTAATGCAGGAATGTTTGCAAATAGCAGATCCAATGTTGCTTCAGAAGATCAAGTTGTTCTACAAATAATACATGTAGACCCAATACTATATATAAGAGAGGACGTAATCAAATGATTAGTCAATACTGGATAGACCAAATTCCTGCAAGACCTCTTTCGATTCAAGTAAAGGACCAGGATGGAAATGATTTTAACCTCTCTGCCTATACTACAATTGAAGCAGTTCTATTAGGATCAAGAAATGAAGAAATAAGCCTCACAGGTGCAACTCTTAATACGGCTGCCAAAGATCTTGGAACAATTGTGTTTGAGTGGCCAACAGACCGCAGCCTTTTTGAATACCCTGGAGACTATGTGTTTCAGCTTAAATTGAGCGGGACAGGTAAGTTAGACTTTACAACAACACACACTATAAGAGTGCGTGAACTAGGAAGGAGATTCAGATAATGTTTAGTACAATTAATAGCGTAAAAGAATATACTGGATACGATGTAACACTCCCATTAATTATGAGAGCCCAAGCAATCGTAGAAATCTATATTGGAAGAGATGAAATTGATATTGAAGCTCCATCCGATTTAATATTGCTAGATAAGATTACTTCTTATCAAACAGCCTACATGCTTGAGAATGAGGATATTGTTTTTAAGCAAGCAGCTTTAACAAGCCAGGGGCAGACAGATGCCATGGTTAACTTTGATACTAGAATGATGTCACCATTTATGTCACCACTAGCAATCATTGCTGCAAACGGCTTATCTTGGAATAGATCAAGAAGCTACAGAACTGGTAAGATATTCCAGTGGCCAAACAATGTTGATTGGAAGAAAATATAATGTTGTTTGATACGCTTAGAAGAGCTAAATATAATTATACTGCTGACTACTATGGGTATACAAAGGTAACATCTGCAGACGGATCAGTAACAGAAAATGTTTATACTGAAGTTCCTGAGCAGATAATACTTGCTTTAAGCACAACATTTATTGGCGATATAGTTGTATTAACTAACTCCAAGTTACAAAAAGCTGGGTATCTATCAAACATTTTAGATAGAAATGGAAATGAAATTTATGTTGATGGCACATGGGAAATCAAGTCTACACAGCCAGTTGTAAATGCTCTTGGCATAGTTGAAGGATTTAAATATAAAGCAAAAATAATATCTGGTGATATTTAGTGTTAATTAGATTCCTTCTCAGAAGGGCCATGAGAAGTTCATACAGAGCTAATGGTCTTAGAAATCTTTCAAGGGTAAGAGGCAGAAGAGGTTTTGGTGCTGAAGATGCATTAGACCTTGCTCCTCAATTTGATGAACAATCCTGGGAAGAAGGAGTCAATGACATACTTTCTTGGGCTGAAGATCAAGCTGGTAATGCTGGACAAACAACTCTTATAGTAGATGAATTTTCTCCAAAGGCACTAGATTATTGTGAATTAACACAAGAAGAATATGATCCAGATGAGTTCGTCAATGTTATGCAAGATGAGCTTGGCGATATATATTACAATGCTATTAACTTAATAATTGATGAAGTTGCAGAAATGCTTGATGAACTTCGTGATGCTTGTCATCAATCGTTTATGGAAAATGCTGTAGATAGATTAATGTTTGGTTCTGGAAGATTTTTAGCAACACCAAGAAATGTATATTCGAATACCGCAACTGCACTTTTTAATTACCAAGCGGCGGCAGCTAGAAACGGTTACAGAACTGGTGGAACAACTGCAGACAATAGATTTAACAGAGAAAAAAATAGGCAATTTCTTATTAAAAGATTTGGAAAAGGAAAGACAAAAGCATTTGGTGGATCTGCATCTGGATTAGATAGAATGCCAGGTTACTCAGCTTATCAGCAAGCGGCAGCTAGGAATGGAAAGATAATTAGACCATGAGCAATATACAGATGATTCTATCAATAGTGGGCGGGATCCTATTAATACAAGTACAACTTATAGGTATGGTTAGATGGTTAGTAAAGCACTATTTGTCCGAATTAGTCCCCAATTCAGGCTCATCTATGAAAGATCAGTTAAATAGACTTGAACAGCGTCAGCATGACATATATGTGCATTTCATGAACAAAGACAAGTAGTTGACATAAGAGAAATAATACATTATAATTTAGTTATCTCACCAGAAAGGAGATAACATGGATTACTTCCAGTACTTACGCCTAATTAGAGAATCTAATCTAAGCACCAAGGCTAGAATTGTAGCATTGATAATTGCCTCATACAATCCATCCAGACCAACTAATCAGCAAATAGCAGATGGAACTGGATTATGTGAAAGAACAGTCAGAACTGCCAAGAAAGAATTAGTAGAAGCTGGCTATCTAAAACAGACAAGAAACTATGATGCGGCAAATCATTACGAACCTACGGTACCTGAAGCCGTACCCTACGGCATGACATTACCACCTAAATACAAATTAAATACAAATATAAATACAAAACAATCAACTGATCTTTCTTTGATTCAAGTAGAAGAGTTAATGTCATGGTAAAAGAAGGAACTATATACTTTTGCAACACTTGTAAGAAATACCTTCGCTTCCTTGATCACTGTAAAGAGTGTACCGCCGCCGCCGCCCCAGTTGGATGGTTGGTGACAAATGAGGCCTAAATGCAAATGCGGCAGAAACGCCGCTTTAAAGGGTATTAGCAAGAAAGGGACTAGACAGTATAGGTCTAGCTGTTTAAACTGCCGTAGACAGGCACGGAAGGCTAAAAAGGGGTATTGTGAGAGATGCCTTACAGTTCCACTAGATAAGAAGCTATTAGATGTAGATCATATCGACGGGGACAGAAGTAATAATGAACCAAATAACCTACAGACCTTATGCAAACCTTGCCATAAGATTAAAACTAAAGAATATGGAGATTACAAGAATCGTGAAATATTGCAGCAAGTGTGACACAACTAAAGAAGCACAAGAATTTAACAAAAAGGTAGGCAATAGCCTACAGGCATGGTGTAGAGAATGCTACAGTACCTACTACAAGGCCTACAACGAGGTTTTAAAGGCCTCTGATGCTAAAGTCCATGTAGACTCTAAGGTCTGCCAAGATTGTGGTCTTAAAAAGCCTCGTAGCCAGTTTGGTCATAGAGCCAACTCCTTTGACAAATTGAACACATATTGTAAACCATGTTGGAGAGTCAGATCATATAACGCCAGACGAAAGGCAATGCTAAATGGCAAGAAGTGACGCAGGAAAAAAGCGGGTTAGCTATAATTCTAAGGTAGATACCACAGGTAAAACAGTAAAAGAAAACGGACTACTTAAATCCTTTTGGTCTAATCACAAGATGGAAGATATGATTAAACTAACACAAGAACAACTAGATGCTGAGATTCTATTATGGATGGATGAATTCGAAATGGCTCAGAAGAAGAGGAATAAGTTCTGGACTTGGAGAGAAGCAGTATATCTCTATGATCCTAATCCTCCAGTGAAGAAAGAAAAGAAAGTAAACACGAAGTTCAACTCTAGCTTTGTACAGAAGAAAATGCTATAATTATATTTGTCGTTGCCAAATGACAAAACCTACCCCTAGGTAAAGATTAAAGCTCAGTAGCCCGCCAGCTATTGGGCTTTTTTCTTTGTTCATGTATACTTATACTACAATGCAAGGACGGCAGAACTAGTGGATCCAAGAGACTTTATAAGCACAGGCACAGGAGAATACAAACTATATCCCTATGCCAAAGACCTATTCTATAGACCAGATGGAATATTGGTTATGAC